GTAAAACGCCTACAAAGTCGTCTAGTATTTTTTTCATGTTTAATTGTTTTAAAATATATACCTTATAGTATTCCAAGGTATAATTGATTTGTGTAATTGTTTAAATTGTCTTATATACTCAGACTTAAGTCCAAGCTTGTATCGTACATTTTCTCCACCATATTGTGAAATTTTAACTTCTTGCTTGTCTGGAACCCAAAGATCTACTTCTGTCTTTGCGTTAGCAATCATGTTTTCTGTGTGTTTTTTGAAATTGTGAGTTAAGAATATAACTTCAGATAAAACTTTGTTTTTATATTTCCTATCTACAATAGCATCAACACCTTCAAATAATTGTGTGTAGTCTTCTATCCATGTATCTGTAACAATAACTGGAGAGAAATTTATATGTACGTCGTACCCTGCTTCTATAAAATCATTGATTGCTCTAATTCTATCAATAATTTTAGTTGTATTAGGTTCATGTATGTCTGCCATTTTTTGAGGCATTAAACTAAATCTAATACGTATTTTAAATTGAGGGTTATATGCTAAAAGTTTTTTGTTTACAAACTTTGTTGCAAAAGATCCCATTGCTACTGGGTGAGCTCTGAAGAAGTCAAATATATCTTCCCACTGATGGTACTTAGCGTGAAGACAAAAATCCTCATTACAACTTATATCATATGTTGTAAACTCAGAGTGTGTTTGATTAGGCTTCTCTACGGGTGTAAAGTAAGCGTGATTGTTTATAGCTGTAAGTATGTCTCCTGTGTTAGTTGCTACAGTAAGACCTGTTGCTCTATGTCTTTTCATGTAACAATAAGAACAATTATACAAACATCCATAACCAAAACTTGGTGTTATAAAGTCTGTGGATCTACCAGAAGGCCTTATAAGCATAGACTTTCGGGTAATTTGTTCTATCATTACCAGCCCATGTCTCTTTTTTCATCTGCGCGATCTTCTGCAATAGCATCAAGTCTTTGATTTTTATATTCATAGTCTTCAATAGACTCTTCAAAGAACTCTTCACATGTCTCACATACAAATCCTTCTAGAGGTTCTGCATGATCTAAACATTTGCTATCTTGACATATGCCATGTACTATTGGCGCATCACAGCAAAAGCTGCGACCATCATCATTATCTGTGTATTCTGCCCCACAGCAAGGGCTTACCATTTCTGCCATGTTTAATTGATTTTTTTAATTAATTCTATAGTTTCTAAAACTTGTTTTCTATTCTTAGGTAAGAAAAGTGTGTAAGTATTATCTGATTGCATAATATGCTTTTTAAATAGCTTCCATTTTATAGGAAACACATCATTAGCAAAGCCTTTAACTTCTATTATCCATTTATTGTTAGGATCTACAAAGTCTGGTGTATAAGTTATATCTCTAATTTTTACAGTAGTTTCTACATAGCCCTTGGATTTATGGGGCTCTACACAAGTATAAGGAAAGCGGAAACCTTCCATTAATATGAACTTTTTCTTTTCATATAAGGATTTAATTCCCGCCTCCTCTAACTTTTGATATGTAAATAATTCTAACTTAGATCTGAACTTAATACCTTTATAAACACTAGCAATTGCATTTCTAACTTTCTTGTTTACCGGCCTCTTCTTTAGTCTTCGTCTCACTTTTTTGTACATTAATTATTATTTGTTTTATCTGATCAATTCTCCATTGCTTGCCGCGCTGAACATATTCATTAGCTATAAAATCTGAAATGTCTTTACTAGCCCATTCTTCTTTTAACGTAGCATTTAAGAATCCAAAAGTTCCACAAATTCTTTTTGCCATTGTTTGCCCAGCTAAATCATTATCATAAAACAAAATTATACATTTAAAACGACTTTTAAGTCTTTCTATAACATTTTCATCCGGCATGGTTGTTTCACTCTGAAACGCAATTGCTGGAATACCAAGGCTATACAAAGACATAACGTCCTTTAAAGATGAGGTTATTACTAGAGTACCTTCTAGACCTTTTAACATATGTAGGCCTTGAATTTGAGTGGCATTAGTATTTGAAAACCATTTCCTTTCTTTTTCTTTGGGAGCATATATTTTATACTTTAACCCAATTCTATAAGCATAGGTGATAGATTTACACACAAATCTATTTTCATTTATCCAGAAATGAGATATAGGTTCAACAAGGAATTCTTTTAATATTTTTTTACTAATATTAAATTGCTTCCAATATTTAGCGTCGTCAAACGTCCATTCTCTTTTCTTCTTTTTAATTATTGTTACTCTTCTCGTTTCAATAGTTTTATTATACAGCTTTGGCTTAGAGCCGCTAATTCTTTTAAAAGTGCTACTAGCAGGCCCTAAGTTTAATCCAAAATCTGTATCTATAATAAGTAAAGCTTCGTGAAAAGTACAAGTAAATTTATAACTTACATATGTAAAACAGTTAAACGCATGCTCTGGTTGCCCAAAGTCTTTGTATAACAATCCTCCATTCCAAGCTACAATTACACTATCATTTGAAGTGTCTTCTCTAAATTCACTGCAAAATCTTTTGCCTACATCTTTAAAAGACGGACAATAATACTTAAATATATCAAAAGGTGATATTTTTTGTAAAATTACGTCTGTATGAAGATGGGCTCCACTGTCTCTACTTTCAATTACCATACTATTGTAACCAGTCGTCTGATTCAGATGGAGCAGCTGGCTCAGCATCAGCAGTTGTTACTGATAACTGTGGCGTAAACTGTCCCCACTGTAAATCTCCAGGGAATTCAGCATTAAATCCTGAATACTCTCCGTTAAGAGCTTTAACAAAATAAGAGTCTCCTGATCTTTGTGTTCTACCAAAGTGACTTGTATAAACATTCTGATACTTACCATCTTTAACACCTACAAGAACTCTAACTCTGTTGTTAGATAACTGTGTAACTAGTTGTTTAAGCTCTGAAAGATCAGTTCCTGCTGCAATTTTAGACATAGTATCTAAAGATACTTTACCTCCACTTGCAACGTTAGCCCAAGCTTTAATAAAACCAATTAACTTCTCTTCGTTAGGAAATGCAGCTCTAACACCTTCTTTCTTATACCAGTCATAAGCAGATAAAGAACCTTCGTCTGTTGCATAAGCAAACTGACCATAATGGTTTACAAATTGAGTTTTATCTCCATTTCTAGTAATTTTTGGTGTATTTTCTAACAAAAACTCTACTTTAGTTGTAAGGTCTTCATTAGATACCCAGAAACATACTTTAAATATATTTTTACCATTAAGTTCCATTGAATAATTTGGCTCTTGTTTTACATTAATTCCCATTGCATGGAGCTCTGCCATGTTAGGATTTACTGCTTTTACTTCCATATTAGTTAATCCGGCCCACAATTTGATGCCTCCTAATACTTCTTTACTACTGTCATTACTTTCTATCATTTTTTTATTTATTTAAATTACATATCAAAAGAGTCACTCTCTTCTAATTCTATTGGTTTAAGCTCTTGGTTTTCGCCCCAAGGCACTGGCGTTTCTTCTTCGTTATCTTTTACCACTTCTTCTGGTTCATCAATTGGATCTGGATTTGTAGGAATGTTAGCTCCACTATATTCATCATTATCTATGTGTATACTATCATCTCCATCAAAGCTCTGCATTCCTGAAGATTCTCCAACAATAGATTGTATAGTTTCTAATGGTGTTTCAAGTGTAGGACTTAAGATCTTTACAACTTCTTTGGTAGTGTTTGCAAAACTATCTATCGCAGCTTCAGTTACATCTTTAGCTTCGTTAATAGCTTCTTCCAAAGTTACTTGATTAGGATCTAGAGCTTCTTGAGCAGCATCAAACGTTTCTTTAAATGCTCCTGATCTTTCTGCTGCTACTTTAGCATTTAAGTCGTCTTGCTCATTTGTATCATCTACAAATGTAAAAGATAAAGCTTTCTTTCTACTTGGTCTTCTACCTTTAAGAAAAGGATGCTTAAACATCTCATCAACTTCCCAAGGTTTAATACCATATTTAACAGCCATATCTGACTTGCTAACACCGTCTTTTAGATCTTGATCAATCTGCATAACGGAAATTTGTGGAGGCGTTTCACCTGCCTGTACGTTTTTTCTAATTTCAATCATAATTAATTATCTATAAATATATTTGACCAGACTAAGGGCATGGTCTTCCCTATTAAATGTGGACATCTAGTACCACCGGTAACATCTAGAAGAGAATCAAATGAAATTATAGTTTCACCGTTATCTCTACTTATATAACCAATAGCATCTGCCCGTGAGCAAGTAATTTGTTTAAGTTTACCAGTAAGGTCGAGATCTTTTACAATCACTTCCGTACCCTTCTTATCAACTACTTTATCCTTTAAGTGACCAACTAAGATTACGTGATCTGCTAGTTTGTTCAATTTATCTATCCATTTTTGAAATGCTATTCTTAAATATAAATAGCCTCCGCCGTTAGGCAATGATAGTATTGACATTCCAGGATACTTTGTATCAAAGTTTTTACCCATAGGAGTTTTCATATAAAGTAACTTAGCGTCTGCTTCACACCATTCTTCTAGTTTAGAGATAGTGTCAATTGCTACGTACTTATACGGTCTTTTGTTTTTCATTATTTCTTTACCAACTTGAGTTAATTCTTCTAGACTGTTTACTTTAATTTTTAAAGCATCAACCATATCTGAACCGTCTTCTAAGTCAATAATTAAACAATTATCTAACTGAGCTAACATAGTAGTCTTACCTATCTTAGGTGGACCATATATTATCATGTTTTTAGGTGATTTGCGGCTCGCCTTAACCTTCGCTTTTGGTAGCTCCATACTCTTCTTTTTTTATTTTATACTTAGTTATTAATCTATCTCTTTTCTGTTCTAGTTTAGCTTTAGATACAGACGGACTTGAAAAAATAGAAACATCTTCATATTCTTTCACTACCCTCCCTTTAACCTTCTTCAATTTATTTATTGTAGAAGTTAAGTTCTTAACAATTTTAACTGCACGTTCTCTCATCTTTTAGTTTTTAATTTACTTCTTAATGAATTTCGTTTTGACATAAGTTTATCTAACTCCTCTGGATTGTTTTTAAATCTTTTCATACGTTTATCTGTATGGTTGATCTCATTTAAAAGTGCTAGTTTTAGTCTTGTTTTTCCTTTCTTTTTGCTCATAATCGTTAATGTTTTTAAATAATTGTTCATTTTGTGTTAATTCTCGTTGAAAGATTTTTTTAAGCCTTTCTTTCATTATGGCTCTTATTGTTCTCATTGTTTTATTCTTTCGTTAATAGTAAATGTAGACATGTCTGCTTGATATGGTATCATACCTAGCATACCATCTCTATTCTTTTCAACATGACAAGCCAACAAACCAACCGGGTCCTCATCACAATAAGTATTAGTAATACCATACAAATCATGCGGCCTATTAAGAATCAAAACTACATGTGCATCCTGACCAATGCTGTCACCACCAAAGAGATCAGTTAACAACGGCTGATATTGATTTTTTGCACGGTGCTCTTGCTCAATGTTACGATTAAGCTGAGACAATAGTATATTTACAGCTCCCATTTTAGATTGTAAATACATACAACCTTTAGAAACTATGTTAAGTCTTTGCAGCTCAGTCTCTGATTTACCTGAAATAAGTCTAGAATGATCATATACATTGATTACAGTCTTTTCTGGGTATTTATTAAATATATCTTCATTAGCTTTTATAATAAAGTCCATACTTCTAGGATGATTATTAAAATAAATATCATAGTTATTATATCTACTAGCGTTAACAGCATATTTATTAAAATCAACTTGAGATAAAGGCTTATCTAAAGAAAATAGTTCTCCAAGGCCTTGCTTAAGATCCTTTGAAGCACTACGCATTATCTGCTGATAACCGGGCATCTCAAAGGTCCAATACAATACAACCATAGAAGTATCTTGGTTCTCATCTAGAACATCAAATATCAATTGATTACTGAACGCAGACTTACCCACGCCGGGGCGGCCTGCAATTACATACAATTTCCCTTTTTGTAAACCACCCAGTAAGTTACGATTTAGCCTAGGCCATTTAGTAGCTATAACATCTCTGTTACCAGTCATACCAGCTCTTACAACAGCAAGAGACTGTTTAACCGCGGTCCCTATCTTCTGAAAGCCGCTATTTTTAAAGGGATCTTGTAATTCTTCCATCATTTTTATTTGTTTTATCTAAGTTAATATCTATGTAGTCTTCCCACGTATAATTATTAAGCCATGTTTCTAGCTTTTGCATATACCCAAGACTATCTTTGTCTACCTCCAACTGGACTTTTAACAATGCTATAATCTCTTTGTGTTTTGCTACTTTCTCATTTGTTATCTTGCGATAACGGTTTTTAGCTTTCATATTAGTGTAAGCATTAGGATCTCTAGCATGTAATACACGCCTACCACGGTTAGGAGACTCTACAACTGCAGGATATATTTCAATTAACTCATTGAACAAGTCATCAAAATCACCTGCAAATTGGTCAAGCCACTTATCAGTTACTTCGTAACTGTCATCTAACCATCCTTCAACTCTTAAAAATTCATAATTAACACTTTCATCTAATTTTTCTGAAATCTCATCAGCTTTATGTTTAGCATGTAAAGCTATATACTCGTTAGGGAGTAAATCTAGTTGTTCTAATAATTCTAAATCTATTTCTATTTTCATATTTCAAATGTTACGTTTTTTAAATTTTTAGTTGCACTCTTAATCCACTTCTCTTCTTGGCTATCTTTTACATATAATACTATAACTTCACCGGTTTTTCCTTCTTGAAATCTTATAAGCCTACCTACACGTTGTATCATAGATAATGACTTACTAGTAATTCCACATATAATCCCCATATTAGCATCAGGTACGTCAAAACCTTGATTTAAAGCTTTTGTTGAACACAATACATTTATTTTACCAGTTCTAAAGTTATCTAAAGCAGCCTCTTTTTGTTTCTTAGTTCTTTTAGAATGATAACTCTGAGCTAAAGGTATAACTGAGTCTGATAATATATCAGTAAACTCATTAGCACCTCCAAAAGCAAGTATTCTTTTAGTTGGGTTAGCAAAAACTAAATCTCTAAAAGCACCTATCTTATTGCTAGCAAAATCTATAATCTTTTTACGCTCTCTTATACACCTGTAAAATTGAGTAGCAGCTTTCTTCTCTTGAGGAGATGCACTAAGATCTTGCATAATAAGCTTTGCATTTTCCCAAGCATCAAAATTTCCTAGCTGACTCTTCCAATAAACAAATCTATTGTTGATCTTCTTATA